ACCGTACTCACAACCAAAAAGGCTTACCTTGTTATCGTTCTGCCTGACGGAGAGCTTGTTATCTCCGCTGAAATGGCTTATACAGCCGAATAATTCCGATAGGCTTTGGGGGTTGGGCCTTTTAACCAACCCCCATTTTTAAAGAGGTACCCAATTATGAGACTTCGCATATTAAAAGATTGCTATTCAGTATTTGGATTGCTTAGAGCAGGTCAGATTGCAGATATACCAGAACCTGAAGCCACAGAATGGCAAAAGAGCGGACTTGCCATGCAAGATAAGGCATATGAACCAACTGAGAATAAATCAGTGCAAATTGTACCTGATAAGCCCAAGCGCAAGGCGCAGTACAGAACAAAGGGGCGATAAAGATGAACTACACAATAATTAAAGGCTCATTCGGACATAGCCTCAATTTTGCGATTAAAGACGCTGACGGCAATGCCAGGGACTGCACAGGTTATACAGCTAAGTTGCAGGTATGGTCTCCATTAACCCCTGAAACCTTACTGCTGGATGCCGCTTGCGTATGGATAGATGACTCAGCTGGCACTTGTGCTTATACAATACCGCTGGCGACCACCTTCTCTGCGGAAGGAGTTTACCAGTATGCTATCGTGCTGTCAGTCAGTACTACTATCAGCGAACCTGCCTTATTCGGGTTTATTACTGTTATTCAGGGCGGTACAGGCTACTGTACGCTTGAGGAAGTCAAAGACGAAATAGGCATTGAAAACAGTGACGAGGACAGCAAACTTCAACGGGTAATAACCAACGTCACAGGGCTTATAGATTCCTATTGTCATAGGTCTTTTAACTCGGTATCAGCTACCCGATATTTTGATGGTGCAGGTAATGCCCTATTTATTGATGACCTTATTTCAGTAACAGGCGAAGGCGAGAGCATCAAGATTGATAATGGTGCCGGCACTTGGGCCAGTACAATGGCTGTTACCGATTATATTCTCTATCCTCTGAATACTCTGCCTAAGACCAAACTAGAGCTGTCTACTTATTCCAATTTCGGCAGTTTCGCAAGCGGAATAAAGCAGGGTGTCAAAATCACCGGCACGTGGGGATATCCCAGTGTCCCGGCTGACATTAAAGCGGCTGCCCTAATGTGGGTTGTGATTCTATGGAACGCCAGAAAAGCTGGCTATTCCAAGACTATCGGCAACGAGGCTATCGGGGTTATCACGATTGATAAAGACCCCCCGTCTGAGGTTAAGAAAATACTTAACCCTTATCGGAAAATCAGGTGGCTGTAAATGGACGCCGACATCAAGATAGAGGGGCTAGATGCATTACAAACAAAAATCGGTGATGGCAAAATCATACAGGATACTGCCAAAGATACCTTAACCAAAGCCGCTGTCTTTATTACTAACCAAGCCAAACTTAATGCCACCGGCAGACCAGGCCCGAATGTCCAAACTGGCAGACTTCGCAAGAGTATTGCCTGGCAGATAGACGGAGCGGCTATTCCAGCATGGGCAAAGGTCAAAACGAATGTTGTATATGCCCCATTCCTTGAGTTCGGTACAAGCCGCATGAAAGCTTATCCGTTCTTCGGGCCGGTCTTAGAACAGCATCAGAATGAAATATCTGACATTTTGGGCGAGGCAGTAAACGTTCTTGAGAATGAATGGGGGCGTAAATGAGCATATCTAATATCAGAACAGCCCTGAAACAGGGATTACAGACCATAGACGGTATGCACGTTTACGAGAAAGTCCCTGAAAAAATAGAACAATTCCCTGCCTGTGTTATCTCACCCAAAAGAGGTGACTATAACCAGCAGTTTACTAACTCATTCGCAATCAACTTCACTGTGACATTACTTATTGGACGCTGGGGGGATATCAAAGAGGCACAGGACAAACTGGACAGTTACTTGATGCCCACCGGCTCATTATCCATTAAGGCGGCTATTGAAGCCTCAGCGGCAGCCGATGTGGTACACGTTTATGCCTTTGAAGATTACGGGGGTATCCAATTCGCATCGGGCAATCAATACGCAACTGGCAGTGAAGTCTATTTGGGGTGTCATTTCATGGTTTCAATATTTGTTTAGAGGTGAACGATGGGTAAATATCTCGGCCAAAATTGCAGATTATATATTAACGGGTATGAGATAGGTTCAATTATTGAGTCTCTCACCCCCAACCCTGAAGTAGAACTGCATCCCTACGCTGTTATGGACGGCTCAGGCGGTTATCACCAGCTTAGAGGTCTCCATAATGACACTCTGGAATTAGACGGGCTGTTTGATGACAACTATCAGGGTGTCTTAGCCTCGCTCAGAGAGGCAAGTACTGGATATGCAGTATTGATACCCTTCGGTGTTTCGTCAGGTTGTAAGGGACTGGCCCACAATGAGGTTAAGTTAAGCGACCTCAAGATGAATGCGGTAGTAACCGATATAAACCGGATATCCGCCAAGCTCATGGTTGAGAATGACTATTTTGAAGATATAACCGTCATTTCGGCTTTTGATACAAAGACTGACACCGGGGAAGGTTCTTCTATTGACGAAGACGCAGAATCCTCAGACGGTGCGTCCGCTTATCTGCAAATTACCAGTTTGGGGGCAGATGAAACTCTGGAAGTCAAGATACAGGAGTCCAGTGATGATGGCGATACTGACGCGTGGTCTGACCTGATTACCTTTACCACTTTGGATGGCGCAGTAGCCACCAGCACAGCAGAGAAGAAGGCAGTCAGCGGTACGGTTGAACGGTATATCAGGGCAGTCTGGACATTCAGCGGTTCTTCACCCTATGCAGGGTCTTTCATACTCGGTTGGAAAAGAAATTAGGAGGATAATTAAATGGCGACTTCGGGTAAAGCACATGGTTCAAAACTTGTTTTCAAACTGGATAATCAGGCAGGTACACTCAAGGATATTTCGTCTTATGTTAAATCGGTAGATGGTCTGCCGGCTGAAATTGAAATGAATGACGTTACCTGCGGTGGGGCTGTCGGTCACCAATGGTTCAGGGGCCTTCCGTCCGGGGACATCAAAATAGAGTGCGTATTTGACGATACTGCTGATTCAGCCTGGGATGTCATTAAGGACTTTAAGAGTGACACTACTCCCCGGTCATTTGAATATGGCCCGGCCGGTTCTACCAGCGGGTATGTAAAGATAACCGGTGAGTGCGTTATCAAGTCATGTCCTCTGCCTGCCAAATCCACTGACCCGCTTACCTTTGTTATCAACGCTTCTCTTGATGGGGCGGATGTTGTGGGAGTGTACTCTTAATGAGCAAATTCTTCGTAGAAAACGAAACTAAGAGGATTACTTTCCCTGATGGTGAGTGGGTTGACGTTAAAGAGGAAATGACCCAGGCAGACCAGGACTACATATTAAACCAGATGGCCAAAGCTGAAAATCTTTCAGGCAAGGCATCTTTCAGTATGTCGCTCGGACGGATGGCCATGCTGGAACGGGGAATCGTGGCGTGGTCTTTTGCTGAAAACGGTGGCCCTGTACCAGTGACCAAAGAAAATATCTCTAACCTGCGAAATAAGTACCGGTCTAAGGTACTTGAGACTATTAACTCTCTGGCTGAAAGCGCAGGTACATTCGTCTCAAAAAACGGGTAGACGGCATCCACCTGAACCTTTACAAGGCTCTTTCAGGGCTGAGTCAAGATATTACTCCGGAGGATGCCGCTAAGTGGAAACGTTATCGTGTCATGAAAACGATGGGGTGGAGTTGGCAAGAGTACAACTCTGCCCCAGCATCACTAATTGAAGAAATTGTAATGTTCATGGCTACCGAGGACAAAGCTATTCAAGGAGCAGAGGGAGTAAACCATGGCTAGTCAAGCTGAACTGTCTATCTTAATTAAAATGAAAGATGAAGCCACCTCTCAGCTTAAGAACCTCGGTAAAGCTTTTGCTGGGATTACAGGTGTTGTTGCCGGTTTCGGTACCGCTGCCGCTACTATGGCCGCAGGGTTTGAGAGCAAAATGCGTGAAGTTAATACCATGCTCGGATTATCGGAAGACCAGTTTGCCTCACTCAGCAGTCAAGTAAATGACCTGTCAACAGAGGTGGGTATTTCAGGCAATGAATTAGCCAGCGCTCTGTATCAGGCTATATCGGCCGGTGTTCCGGCAGCCGATGCTATTACTATGCTAAGAACATCAGCCCAAGCCGCTGTGGGCGGTGTGACCGATGTCGCTACGTCCGTAGATGGTCTGACTACTGTGCTGAATGCCTTTAAAATCCCTGCGTCTGATGCTGAAAAGGTAGCCGATATCATGTTTACCACTGTTAAAGGTGGTAAAACCACAATGGAAGAGTTATCCGCTTCCATGTTTCAGGTTGCCCCTTTGGCAGCTTCGGCCGGGGTAAAGTTTGAAGAAGTGGCAGGGGCTATTGCTACCGTTACCAAACAGGGTGTACCGACATCAGTTGCCACTACCCAGCTCAGAGCGGCCATCCAGGCTATTATCAAACCTACTGCTGACATGAAATCAGCTATGGAAAGCCTCGGAATTGAGAGTGGCACTACCCTTATACAGGAGAAAGGCTTAGCCGGCGCACTTAATACATTAGTAGAAGCGGCAGATGGCAATCAGGAAGTCTTGGGAAGAATGTTCGGCTCGGTTGAGGGTTTGGGCGCAGTACTCTCCTTGACCGGGGATAACGCCAAAACTTTTGAAGCAGACCTGGCATCAATGTCTAATTCCGCCGGCGCTTCTATGGCTGCCTATGATGAAATCAATAAAGGCACTGCAAGGACATTTGAGCAATTAAAAGTCCAGGTAGAAGCCCTGATGGTTGAATTGGGTTCAGCTTTATTGCCCGCTGTCAAACCCCTTATTACGGCGTTCTCGGATTTGGTAGCGGCTTTACCTATAGAACAGATAAGCCAACTCCTGAATAGTTTACTCCCGCCTCTTGCCGAAGTACTCCTGAAGGTTTTAAACGCTATCCCGATAGACGCCTTTATCGCCTTTGTAATGGATGCTCTTACTCCGTTACTGGATATCCTAACTCCTATTCTTGACGCTTTTACACCTATCTTGGAAGTACTCGGAGATATCGTAAAAGCAATACCGATTAAGGAATTTATGGAGCTGGTAACCGGTGTTTTGAAACCCTTACTTATTCCTGTTTTGCAGTCAGTAGTGAACCTGCTTAAATCCCTGACACCCATATTGGAAACTGTTTTCAACGTCTTGGGAGCTGTTATGAAACTGCTGACACCTATTCTAGAGGGTATTGCTAAGGTCGCAGGGTTTGTTACCAGCGGCGTTGGCGGTGTGATAGGTAATGTTGTGGGCGGTATAGGCAACTTCTTAGGCAATATTCTGCCGTTTGCAGAGGGCGGTATCGTAACCAAACCCACTCTGGCACTTATCGGCGAAGCCGGCCCTGAGGCTATAGTACCGCTTGGTCAGCCGTTTGGCACGTTAAACTTCGCCAATGGCAGTATACCCGGTACAAGCCAGACCAATGAATATACCTTTAATCTGAACTTTGATGGGGTGGTAGTACGCGAAGAGCAGGATATAAAACGTCTCTCCGTAGCAGTAGCTGAAAATGTTCAAAAGATGTTCCGGCAGAATATCCGAACGGCAGGTGCTTAATGGCTAACAGCTTAACATTTAACTCTATAGATTTGAGTACGTATGGATTGACCATTACTCAGGCTGGGAATAATCAGACGTTATTTTCCCGTGCATTAACCCAGATGGATACACGGGCTTTTGCATCAAAGGGTAAACGGGAAGCACTCAAGATAGAGACTAACTTCTTAATCATCGGGACAAGTCTATCTGATACACAATCAAAACTGGCTACCATTAAACGTATCCTGTCGTCGGCAGAGACTGCTCAACTTGTCTTTGACATCTTGCCAGATGTTTACTACAACACTTCATTGGAAGCGATAGACGGCCAGATACTGACCCCATATGGTATCTCAGGTACGATATCCTTCCTCTGTGCCGACCCTTACGGCTACTCCACCACTGAGACTGACCAGACTGACAATATAACTACTGACCCCAAAGCAGTCACTGTAACTGTCGGCGGCTCGGCATTAACTTTGCCAGTATTTACCCTGACAGCTGGAGAATCCCTATCCGGGCCGATATCCGTTAAAAACAATGATACCGGTGAAGAGTTGGTCTGGGATAGCAGCATGGTAAGCACGGACGAGTTGGAAATAGATACCGAGCATTGGATAGTTAAAAAGAACGGC